GCAAAGGTTGCTTTGTCTAGGTGGTAGTAATCTCGATAGCTTTGTATCGGATTATCATAATCTCTAAGATCCTCTGGCATTGCCAGTCCGAACTTAGTAAAACCTACTCTTTCAAGATGTACTGGATCAGGTAGTTTGTTTACTACTTGTTCTACTGATTTGTGTAGTTTTCCATAACGATAGTAGTATTCATCATTCAATGCGTTAGCATAGCAATGAACCCACTCATGGTTATCCAATGACTCCCTTGCCCAGATTGTGCAGGGATGATTGTACATCATTGGAAGGTAGGGGAAGGGTCGCTCCTCAAGTGGCAGATGCTTAATTTCGGCTTTAACCTTGTTAAGAACTTCTCGTTCTTCTGCATTCAACGCACGAGGAACATACCCTAGAAATTTGTCAATGTAAATTGTTGTACAAAGAATCTGGGCAGCCTCTAGTGGCATCTTGACAATATGCTTGTCAACATGATACTGTGCTGCCTTATCGAGATCCTCGTCTAAATAAAATAAATTCATATCTTACTTCCAACATTTGTATACGCCACAGAGTTTGTCTGCGTTTTCTGTAGTCTTACAGTACGGACAAACTTTTTTCTCTGACTTGATTTTTTTGATTTCTTTAAACTTTTTCATAATGTATATTATACTAAAATTATGAAATAAAGTCAAGAACTATTTTCCAGATCCGTTAATTTTATCCTTAGCTGTCCCAGCATAAAGACCAAACCAAGCTGCACCTGCACCGACAACAATACTGATTAAACCAGATTGTTCCATTGTGGGGTCTTCTAAAGCCATAAACCACATTGTGCAATAGTATAATAGGAAAATATATACACTAAGAAATGCTCGGGGAAAGATCCTCCATGCATCAATCATGTTTGAAAGAAAAATCCAACGCTGCCACGGATTATCTGGCTCTCTGTTGGCTTCCATCTCTACTATTTTTGCTTTTAGATTAGAGTTCTCTTGTACAAGTTCCATGAACTTACTAAGGTCGATTTCAACCTCATTTCGACTCATATCACCTGCGAATCGTTCATCTGCCATTTAGCTCTCCTTTGCCTGTTGCTTTGCTTTGCCAACATTGATCGCAAACCAGTCTAAAACTTTATACATTTTTCCAACTAGTTTGTCGTCTTTTGGTGTGTCAGTACAAGCTGCAATAATTGAAGCACTCATGACCAACCAAGGGATGACTTGAATCCATCCGATTACCCATTGTAAGAATCCTAACATTCTTCTCTCCTAATCCTCTTACGAGGCTTTCCCAATTAGTAGGGATCTTTGTAGCCATCTATACTGGTAAGACGTAAGTCCTCCCATTTATTTGTATCTAATCGATACAGTAATATAGAATCTGATTCAGACTGTTTGACTACAGCTGGCACAACATCAGCCCTTAGTGTACAAGGTATACTGTATTGTCTACCAGACTTTAAACTTGTAAAACTTACTTCAACAACAAAATCTTGAAGTAGTTTCTGTAATTTATTAAATTCTACCATTTATTTTTTATTTTCTTGAAGTTGATCTAATCTAACTTCTAGTTCTTCGCACCAATCTTCTATTATTTCTAATCGTTCTTGTAGATGGGGATGTTTCTCAAAGTATTTTGCCCCTTTCATTGCATCTCTATATGCTAGATAGGAATTCCACCAACTAAATATTCTCTTGAACATAAAATATTATGTCTCCAGGTGTACGAAGAAGTTTTATATCTTCGTCTGGTATTGTTACATTGAACTCGTTTTCGACATCAACAATAATCTCAACCATGTCAAGACTATCTGCATTTGTTTCATCAATAAGATCGGTAGTTATATTGATGTCTTTTCTATTTAATTGTTGTTCAATTATTTGCATTATACTGCATCTAATTCCCATTTGGTGATATATCCTCTGTTGTTACTTTTCGATAATATACTACTACATCTTTTAATTCAGTAATATATCTTTTTAATTCTTGCGTATTATAAGCCATTAATTCATAGTCTGGTATTGTCATAGCTAAAAATACTAATTCGCCCTCTTGATCCTCAATACGAGCCAACTGATCTTCCCAGTTCTCGGGGGTGACTACTATCCAAGTAGGAGTCTTAAGATCAATCTCTCTAGGCATAACGGGCTGAACGATAGTTCGTTCTATAGGTTTTGCACTTACTTCTACTACTTTAGTTGGAATTAGGCTGCAACTGGAGCCCATCATCAAGATCGTCAACGGTACTGCTAAGTTCCTCAATACCCTCAAATGCGTGTTTTGTTCCATTATTTATTTTCCTCTCCAGATCAACTGGGTCTGCTAAGATTTTTGCAGTTAATTCATAGTTTTGAATAAACTGTGTATATCTATTTAATTCTCGTTGTGCCGCTTGACTTTTAACTGTCATTGCTTGCAACTGTTCTGTTTGTAAGCTAAAATCATTTTGCATAGTGGCGATTGTTTCTTCTTGGGTAGCTACTGCTCCCTCTAAAGCTGCGTTGTTAGCTACTAGAATCTTATTCTCATTCCATAGCCAATAACATATTCCACTTAATACTAATAATAAAGCTAAAAAGAATTGATTCATTACATTTCCTCTATTTTATAGTTAAGTCCTTCTGCTCCATGCATCTCTATGACTTCACCGCTTTCAGTTCTGAACTTTAAATGATTGGGCTTTGTTATAAGAAACTTTTTAACAATAAAAGTTTCATCATCTGCATCTCCCCATATCTGATTATAACTCACAGTCAATGTATACAGCGTTATAAATTTGCTTTTTAAGGCAATCCACCACCTTTTCATTGTTGCGATAAATCCTTTTATTTTGTCCATTTATTCTACTCTCTAGTTGATTTAGCTTTTGCCAATTCGCTAATTCTATTTTGCGAGTTATCTCTAACTCTGCTTTATGCCTTGCATGGTCATATACAAAGAAACAGGCAAGCACCACTAATAGTAGTGGTACTGCCATTCTTTCCGTTAAGTTCCTGTTGAAGTACTCGTTGATGTTCCTGTACCTGTGCTTGTAGTAGTTGCAGTTACAGTTGTAGTCACTGGCATTGCCTCTAACTCAGCTATAATATCTGCTACTGTAGTAGTCGTTGCACTTGTATTTCCTGCCTCTACAGTTGTAGAAGTTGCTGGAGTACAATTACTTTGACACTCAAAACCTGCTGCTTGGTTGAACGTTGTACCTGTAGGAGCTACGGGATCTACATCTTTTGGTTGGTTGTTATACCCCCAAATCAATGCTAATACTAATAATATATCCATGATTTCCTATATGTTAGACCAGTCCTTACCTTCAAAAAGCAGAGCTTCTGCTTCTCTCCTACGAACTAATCCTTCTAATACTTTGCCGCCTGCTTTGTTCCAGCGTTTAATCTGGGCAGGGACGCCTTCGTAGTCGCCACTATTTAATACTTTTAAAAGAGTAGAACTACTTAAGTTGGTCGGACCGAGGTTGAATGTCCATGATACTAATGCATCGAACATACACTGGTCGAGTGAGATGGTTACTTGATTAAGAACATGCTGTTCGTACTCCGTTAGTTCGTGTACTAGCATTTCCTCTGCTTGTGGTTTTGTGATAGACATTCCTTCTGATACGCCTTTGATATGACCATATCCTATAGTCCATATTCCTACTGCGTCTTGATAAGCGTCTAGTTCACAACCTTCAAACTTTTTAATAAGGGATATACCCTCTTGTGATATTTTCATAATGTAAAACTTTCTCCACAGCCGCAACGGGCTGTTTCTTGTGGGCTTCTGATTTCAAAATATTCATTTAACCCATCTTCTGTCCAATCAATACTTATTTGATCGACATAACTAAATGTCATCGGATCTACAGCTATAATACCATAGAATACCGCATCACTTGAAACATTTGGTTCTTCCAAATAACTCAAGTCATACGACCACCCGTTACATCCGTTTGGTTTCATGCCTAAACGCAATCCCCAAACTTGTTTATTTTTTACTTTCTGCTTTAGTCTTTCCAAAGCATCTGCACTTACGATTACCATATAATAAATTAATGCGAGTGGGCAGTTGCCTGCCCTCTCGACTTAGGTCTTGACTTGTACTAAAATATTTGACCTGTGCTTGCAATTACAG